GCTAGGAAGTAAGCTGAATCATTTTCCGAAAGGACAAATTGATTCTTATCTTTAGGAGACTGTGATGGTAATGCCGCCTATTAATATGGAAGTGTCGGTGATAGAAAAGGCCGGATACAAAACAACAGAGTTTTGGTTGAGTTTGGTGACGTCTGTATGTGGGTTTGTAATCGCGTCAGGTGCGCTGAATGAGGTTCCGGCTGATTCGGTATGGGTTCGTTTGGTGGCGGCTCTTGTAGCCGGTCTATCGCAGCTAGGATACACAGCATCACGTGGACGCGCCAAAGAAGGCCTTCGTACAAAAGTAGGGCAACTACAAACCCCCTCCACTAAGATTGAGGCTACTCCAGATGCTTGACGCTATTCGTCCGGTGCTTCAATTGGTTTTGAGTATTCTAGTTGACCTCTTTATGGGGAAGCTAAATGAGCCGGATACAGCGGTATATGTCGATACTGACGATGCTTTGCGTAATCGGTTGGAATGTAGGGTGTTCGAGCACAAGAACAATCTTAATCCCAACGGGTGAGCCTGTGCAGCTCGCCGAGTCTATAGATGCAAAAGTATATACCAAGGTTGAAGGTAAACGGATCAAAAGTGAAAACCCTATAACGATTCCAGAGGGTTGGTGGTGTTTACCAGATCCAGGGGAGTAGGTCATGGCAGTACGCACAACATATGCAGCAGTGGCTAAGATTATTTCGGTAAAGGATTCTATCACTACAGATTTAGAGCCGTTTATTGAGGCGGCTAATCAGGTAGTTACTGATAATTGCACGTATGCTTCACCGAATACGTATACTGATGCAAAGCTAGAACTAATCGAAAGATGGCTGTCCGCGCATTTCTATGCAATACGTGATCCAAGGCCGACGGAACAAAGGGCTGGGCCGGTTTCTCAGATGCTTAAAAGTAAAGTAGATATCGGGCTCGATGTTACTCATTACGGTCAACAGGCAAAGGCTTTTGACAATTTAGGCGGTCTTGCCGCTTTAGATGGTAGGCTTAAATCAGGCAAGGCCAAAGTAACTCCTGGTATTTCTTGGCTTGGTGTAGATGATTGGGATATTGATAATATCTAATGTCATGGATAGATTCAGCAGTATTGAAACAGACAGCCGTCTATTGGGGGCCTCCAGTAGAGGATGGTGATGGTGGTTTTACTTATCCTACACCAGTTGAGATTACTTGTCGCTGGGATCTGGTAGAGGGAACGGTTGTTAATCCTAGAACCCATGATCAATTAGATATTTCAACGGTTATGGTGGGTCAAGCAGTAAAGATAAACGGGTATCTGTATTTAGGTGATTTGGATAGTAGTATTCTTGGCGAAGACCCAGAAAACGTAGATGGTGCTCAGAAGATAATTGGTTATGTAGAAAACCCGTTTTTTGGATCGACCACCGAGTTCTATAGAGCGGCGATGGTGTAATGGCTGGACCTAGAAACACAAAAGGGCAGTTTGTTAATACTGGCATACGTGAGAGACGTGCAGCACGTAAAGCTGGGAATGTTAAAAGCGGTGCAAAAGGTGGCATTAAGATTGAGGGCCAGGATTTTATTATGCGGCGGCTTCAGGCCGTTGCAAAAGAAACAGAAGCAAATTTGAGGCCAGCAATAACTGAAGTAGTTGCAATGCTTCAACGAGAGTCGATGAAACGAACACCAATTGATACAGGTAATCTTCGGGGTTCGCATCGCAGTAGGGTAATTGGGAACGGGAAAAAGACTATTGGTGCGGTGTATCTTACGGCTGCCTATGCTTTGTTTGTTCATGAGGCTTTGAGCTCAGTTAATTTTAAGTCAAAATGGCCTAGAGGACGGAAATTCTTAGAGCGGGCTTTCGTTGATAATATCAGCGACATAGCCAATATGATAGGGAAGCATATAACGCGATGAGTGATCCTAATATCATATTGTATCCGATATCTCGCATAATAAGGGATTACTTAATTGAGCAGGGTGTGGGCTTTACGTATGCGACAAGTACGGATTGGGCTATAGCAACAGAAGCCAGACCAAAGAAGCCGTTTAATGCGATAACAATTTATACAGAGGCGGAAACGAAACAGTATCGATCTTCCCTTGGTGGTGTGCAAGATGCTCCAGGGGTAACAATAGAGGTGAGAAGCACACAGCCTGAGCCCGGACAATACCAGGCTAAATTGATTATGCAAGCAATGGATGCTTTATCTCGTTGGGAGTGGGAGGGAGATTCCACTGAGTATGCACAAACGGTGACGATTGCTATAGCACGACGGGTGCGAGGGATCTTTAATCTGGGCATGGATGATAATGGAAGGCATTTGTTTAACTTAGAATACGGGTTGGTTATTCAATCTATTACTGAGTAAGAAAGGACAAAGAAAATGATATCTGATACATTGAAAAACACATATGGTATTAGTCTTACAATTGGGGGGTCTAATGGGACCGTATTGGGGCTTGATCCTAAAAGTATGACTCCTCCTGGGATGGATGCAGGTGATCCTATTGATAATACGACTCAATCAAATACAAAATACAAAACGTTCTCACCGAAAACGCTGGTTGAGCTTACAAACTCGTCGTTTACAGCGGCCTATGATCCAGGTACTTGGGCAACAATTCTAGCAAAGGTTGGTGTAAACTCGGAGTTAATTTTCACTTTTGCTGACGCTACCACGCTTACTGTTTGGGGATTTTTGAAAACGTTCATTCCTAATGAGCATGGTGAAGAGACAGATGCTACAGCTGAGTGCGAATTGGTTATAACCAATGTTGATGCGGCGGGTGCTGAGATTGCACCAGTTCATACGTAAGGTGTGTTTATTAGATAGGGAGACCAGAAATGCAAGAATTTGATATTGAACTTGGTGTTGAACAGATCAAGGTCGGTGGTGAGCTTTACGAAATTAGAGAACTCACACACGATGGCCGTAAGCGACATATGCGCGCCATTAAAGACACGATGGAAGTCCGTTTGGTTGGCACAAACACAAAAGATGCTGCGGGTCAAGAGTTCCTTCGCAAAGAGATTCTTGTAAAAGATTTTGATGCTTGTGCTGGGGCATTGTTGAAAGAGACGATGTTTAAGATTAACGAAGATGGTAGTGGAACACCTGTTTCAGATAATCATATGCGTGAGTGGGGAGCTAAGCTTGTAGAAAAATTGGCTAATGTTGCCTCTCTGCTTAACGGTCTTAATCAAACGGAAGAGACGAAGGCTGAGGAAGCCGAAAAAAACTAATACAGGGGGATGGTTTGTTTTGGTGTAGGCTCGCCGAAAAGGTGGGCATGCCAATTTATTTGATTAAACAAACTGTCCCCCGTAGCGAGATTAAATTATGGGAGGCGTATTTTAACAAAGAGTATGAACGGCATGAAAAAATCGAATGGTACTTTGCACAGATAGCGATGGAAGTACGGCGCGCAAGTTTGGTTAAAAGCGGATCTATGCGAGTTAAGGATTTTTTATTGTCGTTTGTAAAACCAAAAGAGTTGACACCAGAAGAAGCTAAAAAGCGTGTAGTTGGTTGGGTTTTAGGATTATCAGAGTTAGCTCGTCTTGATAAAAAGAAAACAAAATGATACCCCAATCATTAGGCACCATGACAGCTTATGTGGCGTTGAACATGGATCAGTTCAACCGAGCAATTCCATCTATAAACAAAAAGCTGGCCGGGGTTTCCCAGAAGCTATCTCAGACAGGTAGGACGATTGCTCTGTATGGGGCTGTGCTCGCTGCTCCGCTTGTTAATGCCGTTCGTATATTCTCGGCCTTCGACGATAAGATGCGGCTTACAAAGGCCGTTACATCGGCTACAACGCAAGAATTCAAGTTACTTACAGATCAGGCCAAGCTTTTAGGTCGAACAACGTCTTTCACAGCCTCCCAGGTTGCTGAGGCCATGGTTGAATTAGGCCGGGCCGGTTTTGCTGTGAAGGAAATTGAACAGGCTATTGGACCTTTGTTAAATATGGCCCGTGCTACCGGCACGGATCTGGCTACGGCTGCAAATATAGCCTCTAGTACTTTGCGGGCGTTTGTTCTTGATGCCTCTAGGATGGTAGAGGTT